AGAAACTCCGCAGGTTCTTATCGTGGGAGTTTTCGGTGGTGTAGTCGGTTGGCGTATCAGAGCCGTGGATAGCGTGACAACGATTCCATATTATGCGCTGCTTTATCCTGACGGCGCGGTGCTTGGCTGGTTTGCGGTACCGAACACCACACCCCCTTTTGCCGCCACGTGGATTGATGCTGCGTTGGTAACGCATACGTGGTTTTCGGAACCGGGCAGCATGACAATCGGCACGCTGACCTACGATGTTTTCGGCGACGAAGTTTGGAGCGGAGGTCCGCCCATATCTTTCAGCGACCCAAGCGCAGGCGATTGCCTGAGTCCGCCCAACGATCAAACCGCTTTCGCGCCCGCTTATCCCGGATGGTTGATTCAGAGCGCGCAACATCCGGGTTGCGATGTGCCCTATCCCCAAGTGACGGGCGGTTCCCCAATGTTTTTGTTTGCCGCTGATTTGAGCGGCTATCAGGAGTTGGTTTTTGTCGCGACGCCTGGACCTTCTGGTCTGCCGATGAACGCTGAAGGCGGATATGGCCCCGGTTGGACGACATTCGATCCGTTCATCGTTCTGCGTGACAGTAGCGGCACATGGTACTACATGCAGGTGAATTCAATCGATCCGAACATCATGGACGTTTATTCGGACTATTCAAACCAGCGTGTCATAAACGGACCTATTATAATCAATCCAACATCGTTACCGTTTTTGCCGCTACCGGCATGCGCCGGTGAAGCGTGTGTGGTTTTTTGAGGGAAATAAAACATCATGTCTCAAATCGACCAATCGCAACTCGCGTTTTACACTGTCAATTCTATGCGGGTCCCGGCAGAAGGACCGAAAGCTATCCCGATTGCGCTCGACTTTTCCGAAACGACGATTTACACGCTCAATTTGCAGAACATGCAATCGCGTAATTTTTTGTCGATGGTTCAGTCGCTCTACATCGACAACAGCGGAAACACAGCCCCGATTGTCGTCACATTTCCCGGCACGCAGCAAAACATCACGCTGGCGGCGGGCCGTCAGATGTATGTCACGGTGCTATGCGCAAATCCAGCGTCGATGCAGTTCTATTCGACAGGTGGCGTTTTGGTGTACGTTGCGCTGCTCAATTTTCCTGTCTCAAATTCCAGTTGGCCGTCTTACACAGGAGCTTAAAGATGAAGAGATTTTACTGGCAAGTTTCCGCGCTGTTTTTGTTGAGTGTTATGTTTACCGCGCTCGATTGGTTCAAATTCCAACCTGTTCACGTTGTGCACGCGCAAGCTCCCGTTCCCTGCACGATTCAGGGCACGTTTACCGCGTCCGGTACGAGCGCTCAAATCGACAATCGGCGAACCGGGTGCTATCAGTGGCGTGTCAATTACGCTTCGACGGGATTCAGCGTGATTTCGATTCAGCTTGAGGAAGCGCCTGACGCCGGAGGGGTTCCCGGCACGTGGGCAGCTTTCACTGGTTCCAGTGTGGTTGTGGACGGGTCGAATCCGAGTACCTCGACCAACAGCGCGATAATCGGAGTACATTCCGGCGCGGCGTGGGTGAGGCTGAATCTCGCAACAGCCACAGGCACGGGGCAAGTCACGTATCAAGTTTGGGGGGCGAATTCAACGCCAAATTTTAACCCGCCCGTTGGATCGAGTGGAGCAACCGGACCAACGGGCGCAACGGGAGCAACGGGCGCAACAGGTGCTACCGGAAGCGCGGGACCGACGGGTGCAACCGGCCCCACGGGAAGCGGTGGTTCGGGTGCTCTCACCCAAATTTCCCAAGTGATTTCAAGCGGCGCAAGTGGAACCGTCACATTTTCTACGATCCCCGGAACTTACTCAAGTTTGATGCTAATCGCCAACGGCAGAGTTTCCGATAGCGGAAACTCCGAGCAAATTTACATCAAATTTAACACGGATTCCGGCAGCAACTATACCAGTCAAGGAATTTTTGGTGTAGGCTTGGGTACCTCCGCATTTGAGGTTTCAACACCATCCGCACCCGCCGCTCAAAACGGAATACTAGGTTTTCCGGCGTCCGGTGCCGCGGCAAATTATAGTGGGAGCGGAACTGTCTTAGTTCCGGGCTACGCAGGAACCACATTTTTTAAGAGCGTTCAAAGCCAGTTCGGATATGTCTTTGGGACGGTGCCTTCAAGTCACCTAACCGCTGAAAACGTAACATTTTGGAACAGCGCATCGGCTATCACAGAAATTCAGTTGATCGACGTGGGTGGTGGAAACTTCGTTTCCGGTTCGACTTTCACGCTTTATGGGGTGCAATGATGAAGGGCTTACAACTTTTACTACAATCTCTTGGGATCAAAATCGATCCCGCGCAAATCGAAGACGCTTTCCAGCGCGGAAAAACCGCGTTGCCGGAAATCGCGGCCGCTTTCGAAGAATTGAAAGCATCCCAAAAACGGATGGAAGAAAAACTCGACAGAATCCTCCGTGATTCCGACGATACGCAGGCCGATAAGATCAAGGAAGAGTTTCACGGACGCCTGATGAATGGTCCGGTGAATCATGCCTGAAATCATTGAAGGTGAGAGCGGACCTCCTATCGGCGATCCTCCAGAGCATACGCACGAAGTGCCTGTTGTTGTGGAAGAAAGCGCCGATGAAGTCGAGGAAGACATCGACGAGCTACTTGTAGCCGTCCAAAACCTCGCAGGCGGAAACACTCAAATTTTAGAGAGACTCGATACATGCCAGAATCGATTGGAAGTTTTGTCACAGACAGCGACAGCGGAAAACCCAGTGTTGACGCAGGTGCTCAATCAATTGGTGGAAATGCGGGCCGAATTAACGAGCCTGAAATCATCAATGGATTCGAAGCGGAACAACCCACCACAGAACGAATCGCCGGAAGTGAACCTCGAAGAACCAAGAGCGGAAGAGTCGATGGTAGAACCCTCCGTGGAAAACGAGGAACCCCAGAAAACCCGAAAGAATCGGTTCGTTTAGAATCGCTAAAAATTTCGGACTTGCTTTATTCGATTCACCTGATGGGCGCGGAAATCTGCCGGGTTCCCGAGCTTGAACTCGACAAAGAGGAAGCGACCAAGCTCGCTGACGCCATCGCTGACGTGTCGAAATACTACATCACATCATTCGACCCGAAAAAAGTCGCTTGGGTGCATCTCGCCGTGATTGCCGGAGGTATCTATGGAACGCGCATATTCGCTTATCGAAATCGAATCGGTGCTCAAAAATCGCTTGGTCCGCAAGCGGTTAAACCAAGCCCAAAACCAACGCCTGTTAACCCGAGCGTACCGCAAGCTCAAAAAGTTAATGGAGTCGCGCGAGAGGACGGGAAGGTAGAAATCGATCCGTTTAGCGTGTGGGGGATGAGCACAGGAGAATTATGAGCGCCTCAAAAGAAAGTCCTTTTTATCGAGCGATTAACGAATGTATTCCCAATCAGAAAACGCAAACATTCACGATTGTGTGCGATGAAGGATGGCGAGAATCTATCGTTTGTTCTTCAATGTACGAAGACGTTGCTAAATGGTTGGTTGAAATTTTACAAGGAAAACCCTTCAAAATTTTATCGTGAGACTTCCTGACTCGTCACAGCATCTCGCGATCGTAGGCGCAAACGGCAGCGGTAAAACACAGGCGGCGCAATGGCACCTGTCAATGCGCGACTTTGACAAGCGTCCGTGGCTCATCTACAATTTTAAGAATGATAAGACACTGGACACGATCCCGCACGCGCAGCACATAGGTTTGGACGAGGTTCCCATCCGTCCCGGAATCTACATCGTGAATCCTCACCCCGATCAAATCGATGAAGTGGAGAGCCAAATGTGGGCGGTTTGGGAGAAGGAAAACACAGGCGTCTATGTTGACGAGGGATATATGGTGGGTAGACAGAACCCCGCGTTTCGAGCGCTCCTGACGCAGGGACGGAGCAAGGAAATTCCGATCATCATTTTAACACAGCGTCCGGTGTGGCTCGATCCGTTCATCCTGAGTGAGTCGCAGTTTTATCAGGTGTTTCGGCTGAATCATTTGCGCGACCGGCAGAAGGTCGAGGAATTCATCCCAAATCCCAAAGACTCGAAAATCCATCCGATTCGGGAACGCCTGCCGGAGTACCACTCTTACTACTACGACGTGGGACTGGATAAGCTTACGGTGCTTAAACCAGTCCCGGATATCGCCAAGATTCACGCTACGTTTGAGCGGCGGCTAGCGCGTGTGAGGAAGACGGTCTAGCGTTGCGCGTGATCGAATTGACGAGCAAAATCTACCACGCGTTGTACAGCCGTGTGCAAGTCTCGATTTTGGTGTGTATCTTCAGGGCCGATATGGACCTTGATTAAGTGCAGCGCTTCTTGAATCCAAGATTCACGTTGCTCATAAGTGGTCGGGATTGCTTTATCACCTTGCATTGAAATTTCCTCCTGAAATAATCCTACCAAAAACACCCGCCCCTGTCAAGCCCAAACATAACACGTTACGCGAAATACTACAAACGTATACCTTATATAGTCGCCGCATCTGAGCCGAGCGGGTCTCTCGTTAACGTTTCGCTTGCTACAGTACGTTAACTTTGGTACTGTAGTCTTGACATCGGGAGGGTATTGAGTGGCTGAATCGAGTGGAGTCATCTTAAGCTGGAACCCCGCGAACTGGATCACGGTCGTTTTGATGGTTGCAATTGGTTTCGCCGTCCTCGGGGCGGGTGCGCGGATTTACCAGCAGCGGAAAGGGCAGGGGAGCTAGAAGCGTGGAAATTGTCAATTTTTCCCTGCTCAAACATCCGATGAACTGGATCATCATTCTTTTGATGGTGATGCTTTTCGGTATCGGATTACATCTCGTTTTGGACTACTACAATATCAATCCCAGCAATAAGCAAACGTAACAAACAAGCGTAACCGACGGGTAGATTTTAACCCGTACAGACAAGGACGAAAACGAATGCCCGCAGCGCAGCAAACACAGGCACAACAGAATCAATCTCTGAATCAACTCGCCCGTCAGGCGATACGCTCACGCGGCGTCAGACGCAATCAAGTTATTTTCGACCAAACGTACACCGGGACGATCCCATCGCAAATTCAGGTGATCCCGCGTAACGTTGGTTTGGTCATGGGTTTTTGGGTCAAGGTCGTTGCCGTCATCACCAACAACGGCGCGGCACACACAATCATTCCCACCGACTTTGGACCCGCCAATCTCGTCTCGCAATTTCAGTTGAACGACCTACAGAACAATACAAGAATCCAAACCACCGGATTTCATGAGGCGTTTCTTAACTCGTGGAAAACCAAGCGAATTTTCGCGTCGGCACTTACGGGCGTGCGCGGCACCAATACAGGCACGCAGACGACCGGCAATGCCGATTACGGTCAGGATTCGCCGATGGGTTACGGTTCGAATTGGACGGAGATCTCCGCACCGGTTTCCATCGCCGCGTCCGCCGGTACCGGAATGCTGACAATGTGGTGGTACATTCCACTCGCGTACAATCCCGACGCGCCAAACATGCCGGATTTTCGCGGCGCGGTTTATGCCAACGTGGTCAACGCCACGTGGCAACTGCTCATCAACACGCCGGGCACTTACGGAAACCAATTGGTAGCAGCGTTCGGCACGGATTCCACACAGGCTGTTATGATCCAGTCCGCCGCTGAAACGGTTTCAGCAGCGCTGACTTCCTATCGTCTGGAAGTCTATCAGGATTACTATGACCAACTTCCCACCGGAAACGCTGGTGTTTTGCTTCCCATTCTCGACCTCGCGACGATCTATGAGCGGAAATACACATCGCAATCCGCTATCACGCCGTCGCAGGATTTCCCGTATCAGTACGCCAACTTCCGGCAGTTCCTTTCAACGCTGGCAATTTACGTCAACACAGCAGCGACGGGCGCGCGTGGTGTTGGTGCGGACATCAATTATTGGGCGCTTCAAGCGGCAAACTTTTCGAACATCTGGAAAGAGGAACCCGCATTGCCTGCGTTGCGCGTGCGTCAACATATCGGCGCGGATTTACCACCCGGTTGTTACTGGTTTGATTCACGCAATCGGCCCATCTCGACGACTCAGTACGGAAATATGGAGTTGATTTTGAACCCCATCACGGCTGGCACCGGAGCTTACGAGCTTGTCATGGTGGAAGATTTTGCCATCGTGCAGACGCTTTCCATGGCGGGTTCTTTGGCCGCGTCCTAAAACGGTACATCTCACCAAGTGGGTTTGGCCGTCTCCCGTAAAAACGGCCATTTTACTTTATGAAAATCTCAAAAATTTTATGTTTGACCGTATCGGTGATAATCTTCGTGGTTATTATGACCCACGAAGTTTCACCGGCCTTTCACGAGGTTGCCACGAGCGATAATTTCGCATGGGGACAAACCGGACCGACAGGACCGACAGGTGCAACGGGCGCTACAGGACCGAATTCCGTCACCTATAACAATCACACGATTTTCACTGGTTCCGCGCCAACGGTTTCCGATTGCGGTACTGGTGCCAGCGTCGTCTCCGGCAGCAACGATAACGCGGGACAGATTATCATCGGTGCCAACGCCGACGGATCGGCCCGCAAGAACTGCCAGCTAACCTTTGCGACGGCATTCACACACGCGCCCGCCGTATCATTTTCCGTGACAACGAATGGTGTAAGTGTATCGCCTATCCTCGTTTCTACGACAATTTTGCGTGTTATTTTCATCAACGATCCGGCAGGCGGTACACTTTCTTATTCGGCGTTTTAGGGGGAAAATCTTGAACGCTCAAACGCAACAGCAAGGCTTGATTGGTTCGGTTGTCAACTGGTTTGCGCATCCTTTTCAGTCGAGCGGAAACGCTCTTACTTGGGTACTCTTTGTCGGGCTACTCATCATTGCGGCTTGGTTTTGGAACCACGTTTTACTTCAAATTCAAGGAGAGATTTAAATGCAAGGTTGGCATTGGGGATTAATCATCGGACTTGTAATCGCCTATCTCGTCGGCGTCAAGTTTCCAAGTCCGGGTCAGAAACTTTTTTCCGCTGTAGGAATGTGAGGTAATTGTGCAAGACGAAAAACCTATCACGGACAAAGAGAACTTTCCGCCGTCCGAAAACAAGAGAGCGGAGCGTCTCGTTGTCGATATGAGTCAAATAGCTTATGTCGATGGTATTGCCGACGGCTATCGAAAAGCTGTTACCGATTTTCTGCTTTGGTCTATGGCGTTTATGATAGTCGCCATTTTGGCGCGTTCGATTTCGGTCGAGTCTTAATGCCACAAAGCTCCACAATCGCGTTCTCTTTGATCGTCGGTTTCATCGTGTTTATCACGGTGCGCGGTGAGCTTCCGAAGTATCTCGGAGTTTTGGGGCTTGGTTCGCAGGCTGTAAGTAGTCCGCCAACTAGCGGTTTCGGAAACGTTATTGCGGCTTTACCTTCGTTGTTTGGCGGATAAAATGGAATGGCTGAAAAAGCACTGGGGATGGATAGCCGCAATAGCGGTTGGAATCCCTGTGCTTTATTGGCTCTACCAAACGTATCAAACCAACGCCGCGAATAACGCGCAAAATGCGCAGCAAACTGACTTGCAAAATCAGGAAGAAGCTGACGCCGCGTCGTATGCGCAGCAAATCGCGTTGGGAAATTTGAGTGGTGGAATCGGTTCTTCGAGTTCTGGTGTTGCTTCCGAACCTGTTACTTCTACGGTTTCCGGCACTCAAACTTCGGCTACTCCGATTGCTTCCACTTCTACTCCGATTGCTTCCACTTCTACCGGCGTAAGCTCTCCGGCAAATTTATATGCGGGTACTGTGGGTGCCACAGGCGAAACTTTCGCTCCACCCACAGCGAGCAATACATACGAACCGGCAGGATTTCAGACCGCGCAATCTCCTGTGCCCAGTACCGGCAATAACACACCCGCGAAATCTCAAACCTATGGTACTGTTACAACCTTGCTAGGTACGGGAGCAGCCGCTATCCAACAAAATCAGACCGCTCCCCCACGCGCGCCGGTAACGACCACTCCGCCTGCGCACATCACAAGCGGTAGTATTGAGCAACATAACAATATCTTACCGTCTTCTCCCACATCGAAAGAACTTTCATCAATATCTCCGGGGAGAGGATAGGTCATGCCGTTCGCTCTTTTAATTCTCGGAATCCTGCTGCTCGTTGCCGGAGTGCGAAACACACAGGATGTTTTGTTCGCTCTTTTCAAGGGCGATTTTGTTGGGCAGGACAACTTCATTTTTTGGTTTCTCGCAATCGTGTTGATCGGGGCACTCGGTTACATCCCGAAACTGAAGCCGATTTCGACCGCGTTTTTGGGGTTGGTGATCGTTGTCCTGTTTTTGAAGAAAGGATCGAGCACTGGAACCGGTGGAGGCTTTTTCGCGCAGTTCACACAGGCAATCAGCGGAACGCAAAACGCGGCGACCTCCAGCGCGAGTACACCTTCACCGTTACCTCTCGGTAATGTCGGCGGAACTTCCGGCACGCTTGCTGCGAACGCGCAAACACAGAACCTTCTAGGACAGCTTCAAAACATGCTTCAACAGGACGAGCAAAACCTAGTGAGTACAACGCTATGAAATTTGGAGACTCGGTTATCACGGTGATTACGGCTATCATCGGCGTAGCGATTATCGCTGTGTTGGTGAGTAAGCAGGCCAATACCAGCGGAGTTTTGCAATCGGCTGGAAGCGTGTTTTCACAGGTGCTTGGCGCAGCGGTGAATCCCGTATCGAACGCTTCCGGCTTGGGAAATTTAGGGGGTTTTTAATGAGTGAACAATTACTTTCATCAGTGACCACGGTTTTGCTCGCTATCGTCGGTGTCGCAATCATCGCTGTATTGGTGAGTAAGAACGCCAACACCACGGGAGTTATCAGCGCGGGCGGGTCAGCGTTTTCGACCGACTTGGGTACGGCGTTATCACCTGTCACTGGCGGTAGTTTCGGCAGCTTCACTAATATGCAGGCCACTATTTGAGCTGAATGAAACTTGGTGATTCCATTGTTACGGTTTTGCTGGCTATCGTCGGGGTGGCTGTAATCGCTGTGTTGGTGAGCAACAAAGCGAACACTGGATCGGTGCTTGGTGCTGGTGGTGGTGCTCTCGCGCAGGCGATTGGATGCGCCGCGAGCCCGGTAACGGGCGGTTCGTGCGGAACGAGTGTTTCCAGTTCAATAACTTTTTAACGGATTAAATTAATGTCCTTTCCATCTCTCCGAAAACGCATCCCGTCTCAACCCGTGGTTTCCGTTGCAAGCGGAACACTTACAGGTCCGCTACCAGCGCGTGTCGCTCCGCAGCGTGATACAACCACCAGCGCATTGGGACGCCTGATGAATGGGCTTTTCGGTAACGCTAATCCACCGTCTTACTCCGCGAGTGCTCAAGTCGCCGTTCCTGTCGGTAAGGCTTTTTACAATTACCACGAGGGTGACCAATTTTCAGCGGGTTCCCCATCTTTTGTTTTCGAGCCTACAACAGAGCTAACGCCTCTCTATCCGTTTTGGGGCAGGTCGTTTCTGAGTCATCAGGCGACATTGCTAAGGCCGACGCAGGAACCACAGGTCGTTTCTGAAGCCACGGTGGTACTCGCTGGTTTGGGTGGTTTGCAGGCCGGTCAGTTCGTGTTGCAGGGTTTAGAACAGTCGGAGTTGGAAGGGTAATTTATGGGGAGAATTTTCGGTGGAAAATCCTTGGGAGTCTGTACCCGTCTGGTTAGCCGTCATTGGTTTGTGCGGTACTTTTGTCAACGGTCTGTTTAACACGCTGGCAATCTACCTCAATCATAAGGAGACGAAAAAGGACATTGAAAATAACACACGCATAACGAACGAAGTGAAAGAATCTGTTAACGGGAAAATGGAGGCAATGTTGGTCACCGTTGGCAATGCGAGGGAAGCGGTAGGAAAACTAGCCGGAATCGAAAGCGAAAAACTCAGGGCAGAAAATGAGCGAAATTAAACAGTGGATCGAAGATCATCCTTACATTTTCGGTAGCGCGATTCTTGGCGTCATTATTCTCTATTTTCTCCTGTCATCTTCCGGTTCCTCTTCCAGCACCACAGCATCTTCACAGGGTGTTGGTGGTTCCGGCCTTTCGTCGTCCGATTACGCCTCATTGGAGGAGGCGCAAATCCAAGCGGGTGCGCAGCAATACGCACAACAGAACGCGGCGACAGAGCAAAACAACACGCTGTCGGCGCAACTTGCGGCGACGCAGCTACAGACGCAGGCGCAAACTCAAGGTGAACAATTGGCCGCGAATGTCCAATTGCAAAACATCCTTACAGCGGGACAGGTGCAGGATACCTCAACGGCTGGACAGGTTACATTGGGTGAGAACACCAACGCTACGAATCTGTCTCTCGCACAAGTCCAAACCGGTGGGCAAGTTCAGCTTGCCGGAATCTCCGCGCAGGAAAATGAGTACACAGCGGGTACGCAGGCTCAGACTCTCGAAGACGAATACAGTTCCGCTGTGCAGTCACAGGGAATCATCTCGCAAGCGCAGACATCGCAGGCGCAAATCACAGCTAACACACAGCAAGACATAGCGAACTATGCGGCGCAAGTTCAGTTGGGACAGCAAGGCGTCACGAACCTGCAAACTCTAACGACCGGGCAGGTCGAAAATAATGCGATCACAACGCAGGGTGAAGAGTACAATACCGGTGTGGCGGGTAATGTTTCCGAGCAACAAAACTATCTCACGTATTTGCAGGGTGTACAGCAACAAGGTGTTTCGCTCGTGCAATCCGGTGCCCTGAATAAGGGCGGTTCCGGTGGGGCGAATCAGGTGAGTTTTTTGAGCACGCTGTTTGGTGGGAGCGGTTCAGCCCCGACGCCGACGAATAGCAGTTTTGGAATTTCGATACCCGGTGTGGGATCGGTGGGAGCAGTGAATCCATAATGAAGCTTGAAAAACTCTTTCTTCCTCTCACGATTTTTGCGGCGGTTATCGCTGTGTACGTCTTCTTCCGTCAATCGGGCGGATCGCAAACGATCACAGCACCTTCCACAGCTTCCAGCGGCGTGCCGGAAGCATACACTTCGCAGGGGCAGGTTCAGCCCGTCAATTATCAGGTTGCGGCGGTACCCTCCGATCCATCGCCACTCGTTGTGCTGGCGAATCCGTTCTCAGCAAATCCGGGTGGAACACAAACCGGGACTCCGGCCTATCTGAATTATCAGCTTGGACCGGGCAATCTTTTGAACACTCCACCAACATCGCCGATTCCGCCTGAATCGAATTGTGGGTGCGGTTCGTGCGGCGGTACATGCGCCAATCAATGCGGTATCGCTAACTCGTTCGTTGATGGGTCGAACCAGACGGAGCTTGCCACTACTCGATCCCGTCAGCTTGCGGCGTCGGAGCCGGGAACATGGCAACCGGGCGCGATCAGAAACCTAAACGCTTATTTGGCGCTTGAAAACCAGTCGGCAGGTACACCGAATCTGACCTCGTGGATGCCGGGCGGTATGATACAGTGAGTCCCGGTTTGAGCACATCAGATGATACACTGCCTCTTATCAATCCGGCAGTGCCAAACACAGGCAACACCCTTGCTACGAGCGCTGCGCAGTCAACCGGCAGTGCTGTAAATTTAGCAGGTTCGGCACCCGCTGGAACACCAAGCGGGGCGGTTACAGGCGGCTCGTTTTTCGGCACGCGCGGGATTGCAATCATTTTGGGACTGATTTTCATCGGCGGTTCCATCTTGCTTTTTCTTGGTGACGATATCGCCGGAGCGGTTAAGATCGCGACGAAGACAAGCGCGTGACAGTTGTCAAAGTTGGTAGAGGAGAAAATAGTATGACGCAAATCGAAGTAATTCCAGCGGTACTTGAGCTTCAGAGGAGAAAATAGTATGACGCAAATCGAAGTAATTCCAGCGGTACTTGAGCTTCAGAAACGTCTGACAGCGTTGGAGGGTAAAATACTACCGAGCAACACACCAGCGGTTTCTGCGACCACTGCGGCGGCGGCTAAAACAACGGTGGTTCCGTCAACGGCACTCGCGGCTAGTCCATCCGCATTCCAGAAATTCATTGCGGTATTGGAAGCGCTGGAACCTGTGGTGTTAGCGGGTGTAGCGCCATTCATTAAAAACCCGGCAACGGGCGCTATCGTCGCATCGGAATCGCCGATTGTGGAAACGCTGTTAGCGGCGTTGGCTGAACTGTAGACGCAAAACGGCCCGGTTTCTCATGAGAGTTACCGGGCCGAAAATTACTTGAGTTTTTTGAGAGCTTCACGCGACGTGGCAATCGTCTTCTTTAACTCGTCGCGTTTTTTGCGTTTGTCGATTCGGGATTGCAGTTCCTTCAGGCGTTGTTCGTCGGTTTTGGTGGGCACGGACTAACCTATTTCTTAGACGGTTTCGGAGCTTCCAACTGCTTTTTATCGGCACCACCTGCCAGCGCGATCAAGTCGCCAAGCTCGTCCGTCTCCGTCTCCATCGGCATCAGGTTGATAGCCTGATAGCTGTAGCCGATGGGATTCTTGGCTTCGACAGACTGAAACTTCATGGCGAACTTGACTTGTCCCCCACCTTCCGGCAACGACTTTACAGCCGCTTCCACCGTCTCGTGAATACCAGACGGTAGAAAGAGCTTGCCGGATCGGAACGTCTCGTCTGTGGCGAGATTCCGGCCCCAGAAAGTGCCAGTCAGCGCGGACCACACGCGCCCGTTGGTGTCTTCGCCCATCTTGATCCCATTGGCTTTCCCTGCGATGATGCATAGCACGTTGGGCTTGCTGGCGTCTTTCGGATCGCCTCCGGTGGGCTTGCATCCAATGCCCTTGATTGACATCTTACTGATGATTGCTTCCTCTTTCGGTTGCGGTGTTGCTTGCGCGGTTGACATGAGTTTTAGGAGTCCTTTTTTCTCCTGTTTTAATTTAGCACGTTCGGAAGGTCTTTTTCCATGAACACCAGCCATAAAATCGGTGGAGTATTCCATTAGCACCCCCACACCACGTTTTCTGTAGTCATCTTTTCACTTCCCCTTTCGCAATGGCTCCGGGTTCGGGCCATTGACTGGATTCGAACAGCTTGGACAAATGGGCGTACTCGCGCATGAAACGACGGCGACGGAGAAGCTCGCGTGTGAATAAGATGACGAGGTAGAGCGCTGGAAGGATCACAGCGAGACAGAGATAGATTAAAATGGTCATTTTTTTTCCTCAAATTCAATCCCAACTTTTTCACCGCGATGCACGTTGACCTGTGAAAAGTGAAGATTGATAAAGTATACAGCGTTGCAATTCCAGCACTGAATAGCAAACGCATGATATGGAGAAATTTCTATTGATGTTCTTTCTTTACAAAGATGACAACTAAAAGCTAGATCGGGCTGACGCGGGATTGGGACACCCTCGATATCTCTCTTATTTTTCAACATTCTGTTTTTTCCTCCAAAGTTTTACCCGGAGTGAACGACCCTCCGGGGTATCGGTTCTAACGAAGTCGAAACGACGGCGGCAAACGGAGCATCCCTTTCGCGCGACGGTTTTGGATAGATTGACCCGCGTCAAACGAGCGTGACAGAGTTTGGTGTGGCAGGTTTGACAGTAATTATAGTCGGGGTAGAGCGAACCGCAAAGCGGACAGTTGGGGCAGTAGACGAGCTTGCCGGAAAGTCGCCAAGCGTTTTGTGGTTCGCGTTGTGACTCCAGCTTAATGGCACGTGACGCGGCTTGGTTTCCAGCATGGGACTTTTGCTTGGCACGGTATCGGCGTTGACGCTCGGTGTTGGTGCTTACCGGGAGAGGGATATCATAGCTGTTGTTGATACAACCGGATTCACAGGCTAGTGTTTTGTGGGTAGCCGTGCGCGCGGTCTCGACTAACAGCGCGTGACAGGAGTAGCA